GGGCCATCGAGAACCGCGTCATGTCGTCCTGCGGGAGCTGTCCGATGAGGTTCACGACGGGTGAACTGGTGTTCTTCAGGACGTCCGGGCCTATATCGTCGGTGAAATAGACGCGGTTGCGGTCCATGCCGGAGACCTCCATGGACTTGAACGACCCCGCGGCGTACTGGTCCGATATCAGGTTGAAGATCATCTGGTACGCCTTCTCGGTCGCACGCAGGTACTTGTTGATGACGGTCTCGACGCCCTGCCGGAGCGTGTTGATGGCGAAGCCCGAGAGCTGGAACGGCAGTTCCCCGTAGACCGAGTAGGGGAGTGAGCCGCGCTGCATCTCCCCGGAGACGATCGACATGAACGCGCCCGTCTCCTTCGCCATCTCCAGGAGGCCCAATGGCTCCACGTTCTCGTTCTGGGCCAGTGATATCTCGGAGCCTTCCAGGTAGGGGTCCTCGTCCAGGGACTTCTGGCCGTCCCTCGAACGGACGATCAGCCCCTGCCTCCGTGACCTCGCGGTCATCTCCAGCATGGTGGACATCATCAGGTTGTGCTTCGGGTAGAGGTCCCGCGTCGAGCGGAAGACCGACTCTCCGACGTCCGCGATGGTGTCGTGCATCGTGGACTGGGAGAGGGCCACGACATAGGGGTTCGCCCCTATCGGCCCCAGGAACACCGGCACCTGCTCCGCCCCGTGCCGCATCTGCTTCTTCACCACACGCACCATGGGGCGGTCTCCCGACCCGTTGTGGATCAGGATGGTGTTCATCTCCTTGTCGTAGAAGTCGTAGACCATTATCCCGTCCGCCTCGAACGGGGTGTCCCAGTCCACCTTCACGTTGTACTGGGAGAATATCTGCGTCTTGGTCTTCGGCATCCGGTAGCAGGCCCAGTCCAGTCCGTCCGGGCCGGTGCCCCAGTAGGTGTGGAGCGGGTCCCACGGGGTGATGTCCACGTAGGTCGAGCCGTCCTCGCGTTTGGCGAGGAGCGCCCGCCCAGCGTACCAGCCACGGATGACCCCGTACCATGCGAGCTGGTCACGGAGCGGCGGGAGCATCATCCGGCACAGGCGTTCGTCCGCGGCCTGGAGGACGCCTATCAGGAACCGCTCCTTCTTGTCGTTGCGCTCTCTCAGCTCCTGGTCGGCCCCGTCGTGTGGGATACGCACCGTCATCTCGGCCCCGGTGACCCACCCGATGACCTTTTCCGCGTAGGTCTGCGGCTCGTTCGACGTATAGCTCTGATACCCCTCGCCCGCATCGTATGGTTCGAGCCTGTAGAGCGCATGGTCGTCCTGCATACGCTGTCTGAGCGGCTCCGTCGAGTCGTAGTGGGCGTCCACCAGCTCGACGATGTCCTCGGGCTTCCTGCGTGCCATCTACACCCACCTCTTCACGTGGATCCGGTCGCGTCCCTCGACGTACCCGTACCCGAAACGGTCTATGAGGCCGTAGACCAATGCTTTCACGCCGTGATTATACTTGTCTTCGGGCACATCGCCAACGATGTTGCCCTCACGGTCGGTCTTCCACCGGTACGCCTTCGTCTGGCCGTCAAACGGGTTCGGCGCCATGCCGAACTCAGACATTATCCCGTGGCACTTCGGGTTGAACACGATACGGGGAGCGTGTGTCTTCGGGTCTACCTTCAACCACCCTTTGAGCCGTTCCGTCCCTTCGTTGATCCTGATCTTCTGGCTCGAGAGGTAGAGTCCTGCCTTGTCGAGCCAGACTTCTGCGGGGGCTGCCATGGCCTGGTGCTGTGTCCCTGCGATGTCAATGACTCCAAAGCGGACATCAGGCCACCACTCTCTGGAACGGACGACGTCGATGATGTCTTCGGTGACGAGTCCTTGCTCGTAGACCTCGTCGATGACCCGGATCTGGTCTCCGATGACCTGGATCGCCTCCACGGCATAAGCACCCGCATAACCCGGGTCCATCCAGAGGTGGACGGGCTCTACTCTTTCATATCTCACCTCACTGACGTGCATATCAGGCCGGAACTCCGGGAACACCAGCCCCTTGGGAGGGCTCGGCTTCCCCTCGATCCTCTCCAGAAAGAAATCGTCGCTCGCAGCTTCCTTGAGGCGCAGGATCTCGGGGTCGTACTGCCCCCCTGGGTAGAGGTGGTAGTTCGTATAGCTGGGCAGGGAGTAGGCCCTCGACTCCGGGTCCGCCCCGGAGGCCCACGCCGTGAACATCTGGGGGTACCAGCCCAGCGAACCCTCGAACGTCCCGGCCAAGAACATCCACCCGCGCCTCGGCGCACACCTGCTCCTCAAACGGTAGAACGTATCCATGTCCAGCTGGGACGCCTCGCACCCCACGATCCCGTTCGGCGCCCTCATAGCGAGCGTCCTCGGGTCCTTTGCAGACTTCGTCTCTATCCTCGTCCCGTCCGCAAGCGTGAGGTGCCCGGGGTCAACCCTCTTGGACGCCTCCTTCAGGATACCGAGGGCACTGAAGTCCTGTAAGAGGTACTCGAACTCGGCCCGAGTCCGCTCATAGTCCGCAGCAACGAGCCAGTACAGCCCCCGCTCCTCTGTCTCCGCGAAGCGTGAGAGCAGGTACTTGGCAGCGATGAGGCTCTTCCCGGCCTGCTCACCCCCCGCGACGAGGTTGAAGCGGTACGGAGAGTCCAGGATGACACTCTGCTCCGGGGTCGGGTGGTACCCGACCTTCTGGAACAGGTAGTCCCGTAGGTCTGGACCCTTCGCGAGTGTCGTCAATGTGATTTATCCCACAACGTCAGGTAGACCGGGGTGAGATCACCCACCCATGCCCCACTCACGTTGAAGTCGAAGTACTCCACCGCCTCATCGTATTCCATCCCGTCCCGCTCAACGAGGACCTCCATGCACTTGTCCCGGTCATACGCCGCCACCGGAGGTCTCCCGAAGATCTCGCATATCCCCAGGAACGCATCTTCAAACCCGTCAGCCAGCAGCACCTCGTCTGGGTACTGACTCACCCAATCCGATATCTCGCTACGGGCCGTCAAAGGTGGCACCTGCACCCGCAACCGGGCTTCCTACAGTCCATATGACCACCGTACACGCAGATCAGGCTCGTATCAGGGCCACTACCCATATCTTCGTCCTGGTCTTCCCAGCCTTGGACATCGCTATCGCCACCGCCTGCCTCTGCGGCCTACCCTCACGCCGGAGCGTCCTGACGTCCCTGCTCACCACCTTCTTCGACCTTCCCTTCCTTAACGGCATTGCCCCGTCTCTCCAATATCTCGGATAACGTCTGCTCCACACTGGTCGGCAACTCCGCACCGTTCTCATCCCTCGTCGGCCTCGGAGACCTGCCCACGTCCCGGGCAGCCCTCCGCCACTCCACTATCAGCTCCTTCGCCGAGTCCTCACTCATCGCTAACTGCGGCCTGTACTTCCATGCCATGTTGGCATTCATGAGCGTGATCAGCAACAGGTCGCTCCCACGGCCCTTGTCAGGGTTCCGTATCCGCGTCAACGCCTCCTCCTCCAACGACTCAGCGAAAGCGAGCTTGACCAGGTCAAGGTCCTTCGCGAACACATCATCACTCGAATGCCACCGGTTGTAGGCACTGCGGGTGATGCCAGCCGCCTTGCAGGCAGCCCTGGTCGTCCCCCACTCCTCATACGCGGAAAGGAAGACCTTCTTCCGCTTTACCATCGACGCAGTACGCTCCGCATTGCTCAGACCAGCAGACAAGGAGTCTACTCCGGAATCCTTTGACCTCAAGGGTGCCTCCCTCTCTTACTCCTCGGTATTACTCTATTACTCTCCCCGTCTATTATATAGACAGGGGGAGAGAGTAATATTACTGTAATATTACTCCGTATTACTCAGTAATACTGCCCGTTTTTAGCTTCGGATCTGGCCCAGGACCCTCCTGGACCGGTATTACTACCCATATTACTCTCCATGTCAAGGTGACACCGGCCAGGGAAGTGCCTTTAGGGGGAAATGAGCCGTCAGGGGTATCGATATACCCCTCTCCTCACCGCCAAGCCCTACCCCCCCATCACCACACCTCACCACGCACACCACCCCCACCACAC